TGTAATTGTTTGACCTACTAAATTAGCGGCATCAGATATTCCAATTTCTTTACATCTTAAAACTTTTTGAGTATCCCATTTACCATCAGACGCTCTTAAAATGTTTTCTTTTGGAAATCTTATTTCAGCATTTTCATTAAAGAGTAATTTAAAAAATATTTCACTTGCACGTTTAGTTCCTTTTGAACGATAAAGTGATTTGATGTTTTTAATTAATTTTCTTTTATCTATACTTTCATCTAAAGAATCAGGTATAGATTGTAAAAAAGTATTTCTAAATTTTGTTAAGAAACTTTGAATTGTTTTATCTGGATCAGGATAATCTAAAAGTTGTTGAATGTTTTGTACAGGATTTGCTTTATAAGTTGAGATAACTCCTGTTGCACCTGAAGTAGAACCTGTTAAAGTTTCACCAATTACAAATTTATTTTGATGAGTTACAAATATTCTACTGTTAGCGTCTATATCTTCTACTAATACAGTTGCTGTTGCACCTGAAGTAGAGCCTGTAACTGTTTCACCATTTATAAAATCTCCAATCGTAGTTTCTTCTAATAAAATATTATCACCTGAATCATCTTTTTGTTGATTAGTTCCTTCTAATAGTAAATAATTTTGTGTAGAGGTTTGTGTTTCTAATTGTAAAATGTCTGAGTCACCAACACTTGAAAAAACAATTTCAGCAGATTCTAAAAATTTATAGTATTCTTTTACATATTCTAAAAAATATGGATGATCATCCAAAACAAAGTCTGGTGCTTGATGTTTAACTATACTGGATATTTTATCTTTAAAATCGGCCATTAGGTACTGTAACTTGATGTTGTTGTGTAACCAACACCAGCATTAGCAGAACCACCAACTAGAGTGTCTGGCGTAACTGTAATAGTGCTGTTAGCCACATCTATATTTAATACTTGATTTCTAACAGGTACAATATCATTTGAATTTGGTTGTACTGTTAATTCTATTACTGTTGAGGCAGAACCTCTAATATTTTCTATTGAAGAAATGTTTATTGAGTCTATATTAATTTGACCTGTTGAGTAATTAATTGTACCAGCAGAATTATCTACGTATGTTCTAACTGAGCCTACCAAATAATATCTTCTTAAATTTCCAGATCCATCATCATCAAAGAAATAAATGTTTGTTGCGTCACCATTAACTTTAAATCCAGTAGAACTTAAAATACCACCTTCAGCTGATCTATGTCCTGTGTGAGGATTATATAATGGATTAGAAAGGTAAACTGTGTAATTAGTTGAACTACTAAGTATTGGTGTAAATGATTTTCGTATTCTTAAAGTTGTAATGTTAGATAAAATACTTGTATCAGCATCATCAATTAATTCTAAAACTTTTGAATATCTAAAAATACCATCAAACTGATTTAATGTATTGTTATTATAATTTGTTAAAGCATTTGTTATATCAGTTTTTAAAGTATCAGCTGTTTTAGAAGTTGTCTGTTCATCATATCTTGCTGTAGTTGTTAATAATAATGTAGTTGTTTCAGGATCAACAATTACTGGAGTTACTGAAGCAACAGAATATCTTTTTAATTGAGTTACAATAGAATTTTTTGTTGCGTCTGTTAAACTAGATCCTGAAATTGGATTAATTGAAATGTAAACTCTTCCATAAACAGGAGTTTCTGCGTCTTCACCACCCCAAGCACTTATTGATTTTGCGTTGGCATATAATTCTGCCACTTTAGTTTTATAATCTTCTATTGTTACAGCCCGATCTTGAGCTGCATATGATTTAGGTGCATAAAATTTTACACTATCATTAGTTTGAGCATTTGCACCATTAGCCGCATTTGAATTTACTGTAATTGTAACATCACTAAAACCGCCAATGTTTCCTGATAATGAAAAAGAAGAAGCACCATTTGCAGCCGTTTTATTAGTTACTACATATTTTAATATGATAATGTTTCCATCTTCAATGGCTTTACCAATAACACCATCACCAAAGTAAATTTCAAATTTACCATCTTCAGCTTCTTGTAAGAAATAAACTCTACTTGTAGAATCTAATTCAGTTATTGAAGTTGCTTTTGTATAAGTAAATGCTGTTGTATCTACGGAACTATTTTGTACTTGTACCGTTAATGTATTTGTATCAGCGTTGGCTGATTGAATTAAAAATCTTTGATCCACATCCGAAGTATTGGCTGTGTATTGATAAGTTACATAAGTTCCTTCATAAATTTTTAAATTTGAAAAAGTGTGAATACCATCTACTGGAGTAATTGTATTAGAATCTGTCGTAACAAAATTATAAGATGTACCATCTACCGAAGTAGTAAATTTAGTTCCTGCACCCATAGTTAATGAAGAACCTGTAGCATCATTAACAACTACTGTTAAATCTGCAATTGGTGCTCTTGGAGAATTTGGAGTATAACCTAAAGATTTTGCTAATGACACTATGCTGTTTCTTAAATCAGCTGTATCAATAAACATTTCATTGGCTAAAATATTTGCGTTGTAAGAAAGATAGTGAGTGTTGTAGGCCAATAAATCCAAAAGAATGGACATACCTGATCCTTCAAAATCATAATCTTTAAATTGACTTTGATTGGATAAAAATCTTTTTAAATTAGCTTTGATTTGATCAAAGTCTAATTGTGATATGTTTAATTTTGAAGCCATCTTATCTTAATCTTTGTAAAAATTCTGTTATCGTTACAGGTTCAGGTCTATTAACAACATAAAAAGAAATTGTAACTTTATATTCATTTCTATCCAAATTATCTTGTACGATAATTTGATTTATGGCAACTCTTGGTTCAAAGTTAATAATAACTTCTTCAATACGATCCTGTAATAAAACAGCATTTAAAGGAGTTATTGGTTCAAATAATAAATCTCTTACACTAGAACCAATCTCTGGATGAAAAGGTCTTTCAAAACGATTTGTTAAGATTAAATTTCTAACACTTCGTTTAACAGCCTCTACATCTGTTAATCTTGCAACATCTTTAGTTGCAGGATTTTTTGTAAAATTCAAATTAAGATCGCTATAAATTCTAGTTGATCGCTTTGAATTGTTAGTTGACTGAGCATCATAGTTTGATAGTGCCATATTGCTAATATTTATACACTATCCCGCAAAGACATTAGAAGAACCTGAAGTCATTGCTCCTGCATCTGCACTATCACCTATTCTCCCAACTGAAATACTATTAATTCTAACTGTTGCTGAACCTGCGTTTAATTGTGCAACGTGAGGTGCACAAGGTGGGGCTGGGGGAAAGGGGTGTGCAACAGTAGGTGTGCCTACTATTGAAATCAATATGCTGTTTGCTCTTACAGTTGATTGAGGTGGTGTAGATAATGTTGTTGTGCTTGAACAAATATGTCCAGTAGATAAACTATCTCCTAAACGACTAACAGCAGGCATATTATTTACTTAATTTCTTTTTACGACCCCAAGGTAATTCAATTGTTTCTTCAACTTGATAACCTTTTTTACTTAAATACTTTACAGCAATAAATCTGTCTTTAAATTTTGATTGAATTGACTTTACTGCTCTTTTTAAACTTAATTGATTTGTAGTTTCTTCAACACCTGTTGCATTCCAAAACTCAAATGTTCTCATTTTACTCATATTTTATTCTCCATTAAATAAATCTTCAGGACTTGTAACGTTTTCCACTTTAACACAATCGCAATTGTCGTTACATTGACCTTGACATTTACATTCGTTTAGAGATTTACCGCATTTACAAGTTTCCATATGTTTTTTCCTTAGTATGAAGGCTACTCCAAAGGAATAGCCTTCATTTTTTAAATTATTTAGTCGTTATCTTCCTCATCTTCATCTTCTTCATCATTATCTTCATCTTCCACATCTTCATCCATATCATCGTCCCACTCATTGTCTTCATCTTCGTGTTCGATTTCTAGGACAGACTCAATTTCATCAATTCTGGACTCTAAATTGTCCATTTTTTCTTCAAGTCTTTCTAGGATGTTTTGTTTTTCGTCAGCCATTTGAATTGCTCCGTTGGTTTTTGTTAATTCAACGCAAAATCACTTGATTTTTGAAAAATATTTAGGAATGATTCGAATCTATTTAGTAAAATTTAAAAATATGTGCAAAAATACAGTAAAATAGAACAAAAGTAGAACAAAATACCCAAAATATCGCATAAAAACGGCTATTTTTTGCTTGATTTTTATCCAAAAATACGATATATTAATAGTATATGAAAAAGAAAAACAATAAAAATCTAAAAAACAGTAAAAATATTGTAGATACTAACATCTACGCTTTAGTAATACAAAAAGATAACTCACTTAAAAGAGTTTTATTAAGTGATTTTAACAAAGGAAAAAAATAATGATGAACGTTTTAAAAAATACTTACGAAATACTTAAATTTATAACTGGTGTTGCATTATTTTTAGGAAGTTTTTATGCTCTTTATCTTTTGATGTGGGCAATTGCACCTGAAAACGCATTAGGATTATATTAATAATAAAAAAGGAGAAAACACTATGACAATGGTAACAAAAACTGCAAATACAATTGATGAAGGTATCAAAAATATGATGGCCGCTGCTAAGGAAGACTACGAAAAATGGTC